GGAAAATGTCCATTTTGAGTGTTATCCTATTGATAACAAATATTTGATATGCACTCCATGGATGCAGCTTCATCAAGATATATTAATAGATGGTATATCATTTAGGCACAGAACTTTCATGAACTTGTATACCAATCAAACTCGTTGCAGATTAAATGTTTCGGGTGACATCCCTGAAATCAATATAATGTCAACTTTATTATTTCTCCACAACCGGAGAAAAACTGAAAAATTCATGCACAATTGTAGATATTTGATTGTGAATCCTTTGGGAACATATGCTAACTTGGAAGGAATAATAAAATCATTTGCAGACTTTAATTATTCTTACTTTGATGCTTGGTTGAGGCACAAGTTGGAGAGAGATTATTTATCTTTTGCTTGTAATCTGATGAAGTTGCAGGATTTTAAAAATAGGGGGGTAGATGTGTCAATCGTGGAATCAGGTGTTTTTGATCTCTGGTTTAACATTCCAATTATAAATTCTGACCAGTTGACCTCTTTTATTTACTCTACTTATATGATGACTAAAGCTGCTGTAAACAGCAGTGTCGAACAAGTTGTAAATTTATGGGAGATATTGGAAGATGTAGATGATTTCGATATCAGACATGGCGATGTTGATGGTATGAAAGACATATCCCTGAGATTTGATGTTAGGAAATTTAAGAAAGAAGTTTACAATGATGATTTCAATTATGATCCTTTATTTTGTCAATTCTTAGGTCATAATATGGCTTCTTTTCTAAATCAAACTGTGGGCAAAATGGAGATTTCAAACAAATGGGAGACAATAAAAAATCAGCCCATGGATTGCATCGCCAATTCTAATGGGTTAAGAGGTTGGAATAAAGACAATTTTTTTAACAAAAAAGGATATGAGATTGTGTACCAAGCAGTAGAGGAACAGTTAAAATCTAATGATAAGGACCTAAAAACTTTGGTAGATGAATATTTGTCATCACCCTTCACAACTGCTGTTTCGGAAGTTAGGAATGACATTGACACATTACTAAAAAAGGAAGATACTTTAAGTCAGATTGTTTTCCATGTAGTTCATAAGATACAACGTGGAGGCAATAGAGAAATTTTCTGTATGGACTTGGAAACCAAGAGAGTTCAAAATCCTATAGAGAAGATGTTCAAGTTTCTTTGTCAAAAAATTCCAAATGAATTTATTTCTATCCCTAGCAATAAGAGATCCAACCTCATCCACACTGATTTCTTTGAAAAAGGTCCTGGAAGTTGGGTCAAGCAGATAACAAGATGGGTATTAGATTGTAGGAGATGGGCTCCACACAGTGTTTTCCAGAAGTATATACATTTTATACAAGGAATGGCTCCCATTTTCCCCAACAATTTCTTAAATACTTTTAATGACTTTGGCCTAAAAATGTTCAAAAAACGGTTTTATACAAGGCAACATGTTATCAATAAGATGGAGAAGAATATTAGATTTGAACCCTTCAAGAAATATATGAAAAAAGATGATAATTTAAATGATGGATATTTTTTTAATGTAAAATTCTCATTTGTAATGGGGATTTTCAATTATCTATCCACACTCATGCATGCTGCCAACCAAATGGTTTCTTCTGAATTGATCAGAGACTATTGCTTGTCAAATGAATTTGGTCTTGTTCACATTGATGCCAAATGTCATTCTGATGACAGTGTTGTTTCTGTCCACCATGAAGATGAGAAAAGTATAATTCCATCTGTGGCTCTTTATGATTGGTGGCTGAAAGGTGCAAATCACATGCTTTCCATTAAAAAAAGTCAAGTAAATAAGAATACCTATCTTGAATTTTTGTCAATCTTATATCTATTTGATAGGTTGTTGCCTGTTATTCCTAAATTCTCCTCCTCCCTTCCTTTTCAACCTTCAGACTCAGGTTATAGCTCTGATATAACATTTGCCGTGACACAGTCTATAGAGATGATGTCTCAAGGAGGGACTTTTGAAGAGAGCTTTTTAATGTTGAAAGTGACTGAGAATTTCATTCAAGGGATTTATAATATAAAGCCTACTTACGATAGACCTTTTCACTTTATGGGAGGAATAGATTCACACCCTATGGAGCTGTTATTAGCAGGATCAGATGCAGAGATTTACAAGCACATAAAGTATAATAAAGAGAAATTGTTTCAATATATCACAATTTTACAAAATCTCAATTTGATTGATAAAAATGACATAAATAGTTTCAATTTAAAATGGGATATGGGATCAAGAGTTTCCAGATCTTTATCAGAAAAGTTTTCAAAGTGGAAAACAACCATAGAAGACCTTAATGAAGTTGGATCTTGGACTTTAGAAAACTCAAAATTGGGTAATCAGTATTTAAATTTTATCTGGTTCCTCAACAAGTTAAAAGATCCCAAGTATTACTCATCTTTAGTCAGTGAGCCATCAGCCAGAAGGTATTCCAGAATTTTTGGAGCTTATAGCCATCGTTGTCTAAAAAAGATAGATGGTCAGCTGATGAAAGCCACTGACCTGAATTTGGATCTGATTGTATCCAAACCTTATATCGAGGAACTAGAATTCGAAAATAATCACAATTTTGTGAAAATTTATGAACTTCTCTGTGAAGATTTATCTGATTTCTATGAAGCCATATCTGATGTTTCCAAAATCACAGAATTGCCGAGCAATCTGAAAGATAAACCAATCAGTTTTTATTCTAGGAAGACCTTCCTAGGTACTGAAAACATGAGCCCTTCTGAGTATATTACTTATACTAAAGAAAATTCGATGTATAAATTGTTGGGTAAACCTTCAGATCCCAAAAGAAAAGCAGAAAAAATAAATCAAAGACTGAGTTTGTACAATATTGACCCTGCAGAACAATCTCCTTCAGATTTGTTTAAGTTAGTATCAAAAGTACTGGGTAAGGACAATAAAGTTTATAGAATGACAGCCTGTGTTGAAGGATCTAATAGGAATATAGATAATTTTACTCAGATGTTAGGATTGTTGGAAACAAACAGTATAAGACATAAGAGGTATAAATTCAAATTTTCCAAAGCAAGAATCATTGATTGGAATAGGACTATAATGAAAGGCAAGATACCTGATACTGTAACATCATGTTTGAAGGCTTACTTTTCTTATCTCACTGTCAAACGGTTGAAAGCAACAGATTATGACATTTTCAAATTAAGCCCACATGATGACTTTTCGACTAAATATGAACTTGTACCCTTTGATTGGAAACCTGTATTGTCTTCATTATTTTTGGAGAATAATGGCCCCCTTATAGATACTTATTATTGGAGTTATTGGGCAAAAGAGCAAATCAGAATAGGGAGTTCTTGGTATGGAGAAGGTTCTGCTTATGTCAATATACCAGAATTGATGTTTAAAGTGGAGCTGTTGAACGGAGTGGTTACCGATATAAAAGTAATGGATAATGTGATGAGGCTTTTTTCCATTCCTACAACTTGGTACCTACATGCTTTCTTCTCCCAAAAAGGGATATCATTAGAATGGACTATTTCTGAATATGCTGATCCTGATAAATTGTACATAGGATTCAATGATAAAAAAGGACTTATGGGTTTGGGTTTTGCTAAAAACTTTGACAGGGTTTTCCTAAACAGTTATGTAGAAGAAACATCAGGTATGGACTTCTTTTATCAAGATTTGGAGAGGGAAAAGGAGAGAGCTTATACAAATGTACTGGATGGGAATAGGAAGAGAAAGATTTATTTCTTCTCCCCCTATGATGAGAATATAACGGTCGATATTGCCGAGTATGTTGATAAAGAGAAATTAAAAGGAAACATGGACAACCCTTTGATTATGGATTTTTGCCATGAGCTATCCATAGATTTAGGATTAGAGTTCAGTTTTAACAAAAATACTGTTATTGACAACATTTCTAAGACAACTCTATATAAGATTGTCTATAATCATCCTGATATAAGAAAAACCTATGAAAGGTCTGAGATTGTTAAGGATTCTTTTTTTGAAAGTTTAATACTTTGGAAAGAAAAAAATCCCGATTTTGGTTTTCCATCTCAAGAGCAATTGACTATAATGTTTAAGAGAGATGATCTTCCCCAACTACCACTGGC